CCTCGGCACCGCCTTGCGTGGTGGTCGTACCATCGGCTCGATCCATGCCTCAGCCAAGTTCGGCGGTGGTGATGTTGTGGCGCTCGATCGCGTCGCCGACCACCTGAAGTCGGAAGCCTTCCCGGCCGACCCGACCGATCCGAAGAAGACCGGTGAGACCCTTTCGCTGGCCCGCGACCTCTACAAGGACCGGGTCAACAAGCTGAAGGATATCCAGCGCGAAGAGATCGACCCGTCGAACCCCGATGCCCTGTCCAAGCAGGTCTCTGGCCTCAACGGGCATCAGCAGGAAGCCGTCGATACCACCCTGCTGTTCCTGAAGAAGGGCATCGCCCTGAAGCCGGAGCAGATCGAAACCCTGCGCAAGACCCTGGGTGAGGACCGTGCGGGTGAGCCGAAGGGCGCTCGCACGAACCTCGTCGAGGCGATCCGCGACTGGAACGCGGTCAACTTCATGACGGAGAAGGCCGGAGCGACCGAACAGGTCAACAAGATCGGCCTCGGATCGGTCCTGAAGGCGGCCAAGAGCCCGTTCGCAATCGGTTCGCTCGGCCATCTCGCGGCGGAAGGCGCCATCCACGGGACGTTGTCCCTCGGAGCGCTCGCACCCGCCACGGGTGTGGGTGCCGCCGCGTACATCGCCGCGAAGGGTCTGGGGAGCCTCACCGGCATCTCCGCGAACAACCAGCGCCCCCTGGCCCGGATGATGGACCGGTTCGGCACCCGTGGTGGTGAGGAACAGGTCGCCCCGACCCCGATCGCCGATCGCTACAAGGCCATGGCCCTGGCGCAGCAGGCGATGGAAGCCGCACGGGCCTCTCAGGCGGTTCCTGAGGCCGCTCAGCCGGGTCGCCCGGTTCCGCACCCGGATGCACCACCGATCGCTCCAGAGGCGCCCACGGGCCTCCCTGGCGTGTCTGATCATGGTTCGCTCGCAGCAGCCCTGGGTGTCGAGGGGTTCAGCCCGTCCAGCCTGGGTGTGCAGCGCGCGGCCCGTCCGGAACGCTCGGCTCCCGTCGAGGCTCCCCAGGTGCCTGTGGCGGACATCCATACGGAGATCGCCGCCCAGGCACGGGCTGAGGGTCAGCCGGTCCTCGACGTGTACGGTCAGCACCTGCGGTCGGCCCACTCGATCAAGAACAACCCGAACGTGCCGGAATCGGTCCGCGCCCGCGCGACCATGGAAGCGGTCGAACTGAAGGCCGCGATGGACCGCCTCGGTGCGGAAGCCGATCCGGAGGCGTTCCAGCGTTCGCGTTCGCCCAAGCTGATCGATGAGGCTCCGGCCCCTGGGTTCGAGCCGATCATCGATGTCTCCGGTCTCTCCCCGGCGGGTCAGACCTACGCCCGTGGCGCGAGCCCTGGCGTGCGTCAGCAGATCGCCGCGTCCCAGACCCCGGCGGGTGTCGAACAGGCCCTCTCCGGCTTCCTGTCCGGGTTCAAGAACCCTCAGGACAAGGCCACGGCGGCATCCCGGATTGAGAAGTCCGGCGTCCTCCAGGCGGGTCAGGCTCGCACGAAGGCGGCTCTCAACAAGAAGGTCAAGGTGGCGGGTCGCAAGCGCGGTCGGCCGAAGAAGGCAGCATGAGCGGCCGGTACGTCATCGTCGAGGATGGGGCGCTCTCACGGGTGCCCCACGTGCCGAAGAAGAGGGGACCGGCGGACAAGCGTCAGGCGCCGAAGCCACGCAAGCCCGGCGGTGGCCCGATGGCCATCAGCCTGAAGGTCCCTGGCTTCCGGGAATTCCTGAGCCTCGACGCCCAGCACCAGATTCGTCGGTGCGGACACCAACGCTCCAGAAAAGCCGGTTGTTACAACGGTTATTCACCTGCTGAGCTAACTATCATTAAGAAGAAGGCGGAAATCAAAGCCATGAAAGATTACAATAAGCTGTTCGATGCCGTGAAGGAAGACGATCCTCTCGCAGAATACGCGATCAAGCGTCTACTCACGATGCTGAACGAACCCATCAATCCCAAAGATGCACATGCGATGATTCGGACCCTACTCGAATATCGCAAGGCGAAACCGGCCTCTGTCTCGAAGGTGACCGTCGAGCAGTCCCAGGACACCTGGGCGGAACTCCTCGAAACCTCGAACAAGAATGACCAGCCCGACAGCCTCAACTAAAGAACTCGACCTTCGACTTCGTTTAGCGACTGACTTCGAATTCTACGCCTCGAACTTCATCTACATTCGCGGCGACGAGGGTTCCGAAAGGTTCAAGCTGAACAAAGTTCAGCGCGATCTCATGCGGGTGATCGACGGACAGATGGCCGCGACCGGCAAAATCCGGATCGTCATCCTGAAGGCCCGTCAGCAGGGCCTGAGCACGTTCGTCTCCGCGTACCTATACTGGAAGCTGTCCCATCAGGGTTCGAAGAAGGGGCTTGTGGTCGCGCACATCGCGAAGTCCACGCAGTCGCTGTTCGACATGTACCGGCGCGCCCATTCCTCGATGGAACCCCGGCTGAAGCCGTCCACCTCGTACGCGGGTCGAACCGAACTGTTCTTCGACAAGCTCGACACCGGCCTCGCTGTCGCTACCGCAGGCGGTGATGGCATCGCCCGTGGTGAGACGTTCACCCACGCCCACCTGTCCGAGGTGGCGTTCTGGCCCAAGGGTGCGGCGTACGAGAACTTCAACGCCCTGATGCAGTCGATCCCCAACAATCCGGGGACCGTGGTGTTCATTGAGTCCACCGCGAACGGCGTCTCCGGCGTCTTCCACGATGCATGGCAGGGTGCCGTAGCGGGCAAGAACGGTTTCGTGCCGTTCTTCAGCCCTTGGTACGACTCACCAAAGTACTTCATCAAAGGTGGCACCATCACACCGGGTGAAGAGACCGTCGAGGAATTAGAGCTTCGCGCGTTTGGGGTGAAGGACGATCAATTAGCCTGGAGACGCCAGAAGATCGCCCAGAACGGGCGTGACGCCTTCATGCAGGAATACCCGGCGAACGCCCAGGAAGCCTTCCTGAACTCGGGTGCACCGATCTTCCCGCCGATCCTACTCACCGACATGCTCTCGAAGGCCCCTCCGGTGCTCCGGACGGAGACGCTAAGCTTCGACAACAAGTGGGAAGAGCTTTCCAGTGGTGAACTGAGGCTGTTCGAAGAAATCGATCCGACCGGTACGTACGTGATCGGTGCGGACGTGGCCCTGGGAAGCGGTAAGGACTACTCCGTCGCCCAAATTCTGGACGAAAACAAGAATCAGGTCGCGATCTGGCGTGGCAAGTGTGATCCGAATCGTTTCGCAGAAGTCCTCGAATCCCTCGGATACAGATTCAACACCGCTCGAATCATCTGTGAGAACAACACATTCGGTTTTGCGACTGTGTCTAAGCTTGGCCAGGACATGCACTACCCGGCGATGTTCTTCACCATCAAAGAAGGCAAGCTCGACGGCGATGAGACGAAAGCCTGGGGCTTCCGCACCTCACAGCAGTCGAAGCCCATGGTGATCGCCCGGCTTCAGGAGGTGATCCGAACCGGTGACATCCAGATCAACGACACCACCACCCTGGACGAGCTTCTGACCTTCATCACCACCGAGGGTGGTCGCATGGAAGCGGAGTCGGGATGTCACGACGACACCGTGATGGCTTTGGCCCTCGCGAACTACGCGCACATGGGCAAATTCAAGCCGATTGAAGTCTCAGACGAGTACTACACCCGCGCCATCTAAATAGAGGACAATTTCAAAGAATATTTTAAGGACGTAATGAACCGCAAAGAAGGTTTTTCGACCGAGGAAATCCTCGCTCATTGTCAGTCCAAGGTCGCGGACGCGGTTGGCTGGAACACAAAGCTCTCGAAAGAGCGTGAGAAGGTCACTGATTACTATAACGGAACGTATCCGAAGCGTGTTCACGCCGGATCGGCTTCGTACGTTGACCAGCAGGTGTTCGTGAAGGTTTCGCAGATGCGCAACCAGCTTGTCGAAACCTTCTCCGGTACGACGAACCTCGTCGCGTTCGACAGCTTCAACCCTGCCGATCAGATGCAGGCTGAGATTCAGACTGAGTATTGCTCCCACGTCCTGTTCAAGAAGAATCCCGGTCACTCGATCATCCGTGACGTGATCCACGACGGCCTCGTGTCGCGTGTCGGTATCGCGCGCGTGTATTGGGACAAGGACACGGATGAGACCGAGCTAGAGTTCGACGACATCGTTCCAGAAGAGCTTGAGGCGTTCCATCAGGACCCGAAGTACTCGAAGATCGAGTTCGAACAGAACGAGGACGGCACCTTCTACGGCCGAATGGTCGAAACGAAGGACAAGGGAAAGATCGTCATCGAGTCGGTCAACCCGGAAGAGTTCTTCATCGAGCCACAGGCGAAGATGATCTCCCCTGAGTACTACTGCGGCACCCGCACGACGAAGACCATTAGCTGGGTTCGCGCCAACTACCCGAAGAAGGTCGATGCCCTCAAGGATTACAACTTTGAGGACGATCTTGGCCTTCGCAACTCACCTGAGGTGATCTCCCGCTTCGCTGGCACCGATCAGGGCGTTCGTTACGCCCACGACGACTCTCAGCCCGAACTGCGCCACGTCATGGTGACCGAACTGTTCACCAAGATCATGTGCAAGGGCGAACTCACCCCGTCGCTGCACCGCGTGGTGTTCATCGGGAACGTGCTGCTGGAATGCGAGCCCGTATCCGGGATCAACCTGCTGGCGTTCACGCCGATGCCGGTCCCGCACACGTTTTACGGCGACAGCTTCGCCGCGCGCATCATGCCGTATCAGGACATCCTGACCTCGATCACCCGTCAGGTTCTCGATCACGCCGCGATCACCAACAACCCCCGCATGCTGGTTCGCGTCGGTGGTCTGAAGAACCCGCGTGAGCTTCTGGACAACCGCCTGGGCGGCATCGTCAACGTGTCCGGTCCGGACGCGGTCACACCGATGCAGCAGGCCGCTCTGAACCCGTACATTTTCTCTCTCATGCAGGGCATGGGCGCGAAGATCGAAGAGGTGTCGGGTATCTCCGCGCTCAGCCAGGGCCTGAACAAGGACGCGGTGAGCCAGCAGAATTCCGCCGGTCTGATCGAGCAACTGATGAGCGCCGGTATGGTCGGTCAGAAGCAGATCGCCCGCAACTTCGTCGATCAGTTCCTCATCCCGCTGTACCAACTCATCTCCGACCTCGTGATCACCCATGAGACCGACTCGCACCAGATGCAGGTGACGGGTGGCTCCGTTCGGATCGATCCAGGCTCGTGGGTGTCGGGGCGTTCGGCCACGGCGGCTCCCCACCTCGGCTTCGGCGAACGCGACTCTGAGGCTCAGAAGATCACGCAGTTCATCGGCGCCGTGAAGGAAGCCGGAGCGGATCGCTTCATGGGTCCGGAGGGTGAGTACGCGGTCATTCAGGACATCCTCACGCTCCAGGGTCGCAAGAATTCGATCCAGCGCTGGTTCCCGATCACCCCAGACAAGATTCAGCCTCCACAGCCCGATCCGATGATGATGGCGGAAGTCGAACTGAAGAAGGCTCAGGCTCAGTCCCACATGATGGACGCCCAGACCAACGCGAAGAAGATCGACCTTCACGGTCAGATCGCGGCGGCCAAGCAGAAGTACGACGAACTCAAGGCTATGCTCGACCACAAGGTCAAGGAAGAAGGCGAACACCGCCGCAACATGGAGACCATGAACCGGATCGACGTGTCTCAGCGTGAAATGCACCTCACTGAGCAGACTCCGGCGGATATGGCCAAGGCCATTATCAGCCCGAACGGATAAATATCGTCATGAATTTTGTCGATATCTCTGAACAGGCCAAGTACCGTCGCGGCCAACTCGCAAACGTCTCCGGTCTTGTGATGCATCACACGGCCGGTGGCGGCACCCCCTCGGGGGTCATGAACACCCTGAACCAGCGTGGTTTGGGGGTGCAGTACGTCATGGATCGCGACGGACAGGTCTATCAGACCCTGCCGGACGGCGCCCGTGGCGCACACATGCTTCCCGCATCGAAGTTCAATGACTCGGCCAACAAGAGCCTCGACAACTCGAACACCATCGGGATTGAGATCATCGCGAAGAACAATAAGGACCTGACTCCGGCCCAGATCAAGGCGAGCCAGCAGTTCATCGGCGCGATGCAAGCGAAATACCCCGGCATCCAAAATAACATCTACGGACACGGCGAACTCAACCCCGGACACAAGGAAAAGGATGAGGGCTTCGCCGCGCTCATGCCGTACCGTCAGTCTGTTGGCGCCCCCGGCACCCCCTACAAGGCGGATGTCGCGGCCAAGCACTTCTCCACATTCCAGGCACCGGAAGCCGTAGCGGGTGCTCCAGCCGCGCCCGCGACCACGGCGTTCAGCGCGAACAAGCCCGTCCCGGCCGACCTCCGGGCGAAGGATGGTGGCCGTCCGCAGATCACCGAATTCTCCCTTCCCGGCAAGGGGTCGTATGCCCTCGAAGACGGCATGATCGTTCCAAAGGAAACCGGTCGCGCTCCCCCGATCTACAAGGATGGCGGTCCCCTCGTGGCCCCGAACGCGACCGTCTCCGGTCAGGCTGCTGGCTTCAACGCGAACACGCCGCTCTCATCGGTCCTCGATCCGAAGTCCCCGATCGGTCAGATCGTCCAGGCCACGGGTTCGGGCGACACCAAGCTCGGTGGCCTTGTCGGTCAGATGCAGTCGCTTCAGAACGGTGGCAAGCCGCAGGGTCCGTTGGGCTTTGCCCTCCAGGGCATCATGAACTCGATCATCACCCCGGCGTACGGCGCTGGTGATGTTCCCAAGCCCCTGGCCAGCACCCCGCTGACCTCGAACCAGCCGATGGCACCCCAGGCGGGCCAGAACCTGATCACCACCCCGGATGGTCAGGTGCTGAACTTCACGCCGTCGTTCACCCCTCCGACCGACCCCGGTGCACCTT